AAAGTGTTAAGTTATCTATTATTTTGTAGGCTCAGGTAATCTTAACGGTATGGCTAATTGCACCTATATAGATGGCTGTGGATCTGTTCAGACCATTGATACCCATGGAGAAATAGTAGACCTATTAGGACTAGACTGTAGTTCCCTTATCGGTGCATCGTTAAATTGGGAACATAAAAGCGATGCCCCATCACAAATTGTTGGCAAGATACTTAGGGCAAAAAAAATATTTTCAGAACAGGATTGCGACGATGATCGCCAAAGATATTTCTGGGGCAAGGTAAAATTGCCTTATCTATATATTATGGGGCGACTCTTTGACGACAAAAAAGAATCCAGCAGAGAGGTGGCCGCTTTATTTCAAGATGACGCTGAACATCCCAATGAAACCCCAATGGTTGGCTTTAGCGTAGAAGGCGGAAGACTAGAGCACGTCGGAATACAAGTTAAAAAAAGTATTGCCAGAAAAATAACAATTACTGTATGCCCAGCAAACAAACTATGCTTTGCCGAGCTAATGCCAATCAAGCCTGCCCAACCAAAAGACGATCTAGATTCAATTTTTAAATCTGAAAGTACTGAAGAACAACAATTAGAAAAAATAGAGTTAAAAAATAAATATTTATCTACAATAGAAAAAGGGGAATCTCCAGAATTTCATGCAGATAAATTAGGTATATCGCCCATGAATAAAGCGATACTTAGTATTCCCCCAAGATTTGAGCCCTCGTCACATAAAAGCCCTGCTCCAGTGAGCGGCGTACCAAAATTTGCTCAAATTCCACATGAATCTACTAATCAAGGTAGGCACATTGGAACAACTAAATCTGGCATAAAAGTATTTAGTCATGCCAAAGTAGGAGATTATGCCGGAGCCACTAGTTCCGATCATTCCGAAATGGCCGAATTCCATAGACAACAAACTATTTCTGCTCCTACTCCAAAAGAAAAAGATTTTCATGCACAAAAAATGAAACTTCACACACAGGCATCAATGACCAAACAGTCCAGAGAGCAACGGCTTCCTGTGGGCATGTCTCAAAAAAAACAGACAGCCTTGATGGTCGGTCGTCAACAGATAGCCAAGAATAACGACCAGTTAGAGAAATCTATAGATGCCGGGTCCGGGTTGGCCGCACCATCCCAGCTTGTGGGAGGAGCTGCATTAGCAAAAGAACAGCTTGATTTCAGATCTAACGACCTATCTTTAATTAATAGATCTAAAGAAGATTACGAAAATTGGAATAAACGTGAAGAGTTTCGCGCATTTATGAAATCTAGGTTTCCAAAGATGGCACTGGGAGAGATAGATGCCATCGGTAGAACTATTGCATTTAAAAAGAATTTAAACGCAGAAAAAATACTATCCAGAATTAATTCAGCTTATGATGAACCCGGAAAAGGCCGTAGCTTTTTAGATAAATCTGATGATATCAAGAAATTCAGCGATATCATGATGAATTCTGAAGAAGAAAACAAATAATATATTAATATTTACCGTCCCACCTATCCGGAGCAGGCGCAGGCTTATCGTTAGGTATATAAATCGTTTTTTTAGAATTTGGCGCTTTTATCTGCAAATGAACCCAAGTAGGGGTCCACCGAAAATCTTCAATGTAAATACCTAAATTTTTAACAATATCAATATTTTGTAAGATCCAAGACATAATGGCTCCATCTACATCGCCAATATCTGCCGCAAGCCCGTCAATATGCTTGCTTGCTTTTGATCCGCCTTTTTGGGCGTTTAGCGATCTTGGGCGCCATCCGGACGTGAGCACGAATTGTTTCCCGTATTTATTTTGTAAATTTGTCAAAATATCAGCCAACCGTTCTAAATTTGATTGTACCAACTCCGTATATTCCAATATATGATCCGCATGTCTGTCCATGGACAGGCGTTCCTTGGTTATTGGCTTTAAGTGACAATCTTCATTTTGAGAACTATCGTTTGACATAATATAAAGATTGTATGAAACTTAGAATGCAGATTAATTTTAGCGATGAAGTGTACTTTGACTTTTATTGGGAAAAAGAAATTAATGATTTCCCTAAGATAGTTCAGTTTAGAGGTTTTAATTGGAAGTTTTTTAGCTGGAATTACGGTGGATGGGCAGAAAAAATTGATAGAATTTTGCATTTTAGTAGAATTCAATCTTATGATCCAGACTATCTTGTGGATGCCCAACACATACAGGATATTGTGGGTCATCTTTTATGCGATGCCATAGATCACGGATGCGAATGTGGTGCTCACAAAACAGATAACAAAAATTGTCACGCCTATTGGTGCCCTAAATATAAACCATTTAAATAATCGATAGGTATTATGTGATAATTGATCAATTTATATTTTTTATATTAATAATATCATCAATTGTTCCATTAATTATAGCTATATACAATGAGCGCAAATCTATTGCGCCAACATGCAAGTTACACAAATGGAGATTGTGCCATAGCGGTACCGATAGTTGGTTAATTTGCGAAAAATGTAATTTGCTTGCAACTCACAACATTCAATGGGATATAAAAACAATTTACAATCAACAACAATAACTTAAAGCTACTCGCGTCTTTGGGCCAAGTATTCGTCGTGGTTTAAGTCTACAAATTTTAATTTTCCCTGTTTGTCATATCCAAATCCTTTAGATATATAAATTAGCGTACACCGACAGTTTGGATGCAAGCCAGCAATAGAGGGCTTGTTCTCACCTCTTTTGTGGTATCCGTGGGACAGCTCGCTAAGTCGCCACACCCTAGGGGTAATGCCGTCTGGCATTAAATGCAAACGAATACACTCTTTACAGGTTACACTATCTCTAATTACCAAAAAAGCTACATTGGGATCTGAATCACCAATATCGGACGCTACATGAGAAATCTCTAGTATTTGGCTAGCCCCTTTTATTTTTGAGCTTTCTGCTTCAACTATATTATTGAAAGAATTTCTAGCCGATGACATTTCTTGCTCAATCAATTGTTCTATTTGATCTTCCGAAATATCTCGATTTTGTGCCTTAGATTCTTTAATATAACTATCTAATTTTTCTGTTATACTAGATCTTGTTTTATTTTTTAAGCTATCGATCCATCCCAAACTAGATTCGAGCATACCCTTGAGAGCGTCTCGTTCGACTGGATTTGGAGTTTTATTCGCCATGCTCTGTATGAATAGATGTGCCAAATTAAAATTTGGCTTGGAGCTTAACAATAATATTTTTTTATTTTTTAGACGCGGTATCTCGCCTATTAGCTGCATAGCCAACCTATCGAAAGTTTCTTCTACTATACGATGTATTTCTTTTTTGCCGGATAAGCTAATGCCATACATAAGCTATTCTTTTTTTATTAATCCTTCAATTTTAAGAACGTTTGTTATATCCTTAGATGCTCGTTTTTCTTCGTTATCCCAGGATTTCATAATATCGCTAACAATTTTTTCTTGTAACGTAAGCGTTTTCTTGGTATTATCATTTATTTTGCTTAGCACGTTTTGCGGTATAGATAAAGACTTTTTTGCGCTTTGTTTATTTTTATGCAAGTTATGATTAATATTAGCCATTTGTTTAGATAGTTTCATCCCATCTATAGCTTTTTGTAAATCATCTTTATTAAATTCTGATTTTCCTAGCAATTGTTCTAGTTGTTCTATGTGGGAGTCGATGTCGGAGCCATCAGCCGGGATGTTTGCCGGCTCTTCTTCTTGAATTGCTGACTCTTGAGGCTGGGCCGCCGAAGCTTCCGCCTGTTGTTGCTGCATTTGTTGGAATTGCTCTATTTGCGCATCCTTGTTTCCCTGCTCATATCCTAAACGAAAAGCTACGTCTATAGCGTTAATATACTGAGCTTTTAGTTTTTCATATTTAAGTTTATATCGGTTTTCCATTAGACATCCTCTTCTTCTATGTGATCTGTAATATTCATTTTTAATAATTCTAGAGCAAACGGCCTAGGTGAAAAATAAGCTTTAACCGTAGATGGACTAACAGTCGTCATAAGCTGTAAAAACTGTAAATAGAACGGGTCACGTTTATATTTTAGCAATGGATCTATTAGGGCAGATGAATCCTTAAAAAACGTAGACTTCAACTCTCCAACGCTTAAAAACTTGTCCGCTATTATTTGGAATCTTTCGTTAAATGGAAATTTGCCACCAATATGTTCCCCAACAGATTCTTTATCTACTTCATCCAGTAGTTCATCGTAAGTCATATGCAAAGTAGAATCTTGTTGTAACCTAGCCGCCTCTTGATCTTTATTTTGTGCGTCTAATCCCGCAAGTCTTATTGTACAAATTTTAGACAGCAATGGATCAATAATTGGAAATAATTTATCGTTAATAAATATTTGCAATCTCAAGATAAGCGGTCTTAGCCCGGAGTCCCTTGACGCGGTAAGCTTATATTCATTAGAAGACTCTGATATAGTTTGAGAGCTAGTTCCACGCGATAAATGCCCATAGCCAGGTAATTCATCTGGAGATACTCCGAATGAGGACAGGATATTTCTGGCTACTTGATCGTACATATATTCAAAAGAATTATCCGGCTGTTCCCCGGACATGGATATCCAGTTAATATTATCTTCTTTTCCTACTCCAAAGATAGGGGTGCGGAACGAATTGCTGACGTTGTTGATTGCCGCATTATATTGTAATTTAATACCATCTAGCAATTGCTGGTCTACTTCATCGCTTTGAATTACAAGCATTCCTCTAGAAGCTCTACCATTTTGAAAATAAAGCTTTTTGTAAGTATCTATCGAAATATGCGTAGTAATAGAACTAACAGCTGTGTCAATTGGGGTAACTGGATATCCACCATGCTCAATATCGCTTGATGGAAATAAGTTAAACACTAATAGTTCATCGTCAGTAAAGGCTTGGCGAGGAACCCCATCAATTCTTTGAAGCCAGGCATATTCATCCTCTCGTAGTTTTTCTAAATCTATGTTGGACTTTTCTCCAGTGATACTTTCTAACATTTTTATTGCTTGTTGTCGTAACCCATTGCCTATATGTTCGCCCTTACGAACAACCGGGTATATGGTGGCAATGTCTACTGGCCTAAATCTATGAAATGGGTAAGAACCGTCTTCGTTTGTATCCCTACCGCGATCGCGAACGATTTCTGTTCCAAATCTTCCGAAAGTTAATCCGTTGTAAATTTGTACTCCTAGGTATTCGGAAAAACTTAATTGTTTTTGTCGCTCGATCCCTTCAGTGTGTCCACAATTTAACAATATTTGCTCAAATTGTTTGATTCGTTGTGTTATTTTTTCAAATTGCTCAGGGGTTAAAACTTTTTTAAATTCAGGCTTGATTGCAATTTCTGTACCTATGTCAAATCTATCTTTACGTATATGTCCAAATAGACTGAACATATTGCTTCTAGCCCTCAGTATCGCTGCGATAAGATGGTCCTGTATCCTAATCTGCTTTAAAATATCATCGGGTAACAGTCCTTTTTTTGCTCGAAATAGCCCAAGATAAACATCTGATGGAGCAGGGTTTACGTCAAAGGCGAGCCGTGGGGCCTTTTTGGCAGCTCCAGCGGCACTCTGAAGAGCGTAAAGAAGGGGGGCATTCGCGCCTGCCGATTCATGTCCAGATTTTTCTAACATTTCTGCAGCCGTAGATGTAAGCGCCATAACAACTGGTTTTTTGTCTGACAAAACGCTAGTTGCTATGTTGGCGATTTCTATTTTTTGGTCTGAATCGCTCATTCTTTATTCCTCTATAGTGGCCACGTATAGTGTGGCAATCTCTGTACCGGGATTCGTGATCGATAATGACCACATAGTTGACTTTCTTAAAAAAATTCCAGGCTTAATACTATTATTAATAATAAAAGGTTCGATTTCATTACCAGATATGCTGTTTACGGTTATATCGCATTTCTTGTCAGACTCTATATATACTAACTGTTTAGCTGAATCATAAATGGAAAACGCTGTAGTTAAAACGCCGGTTTCCTCTGGTAATACAGAAGTAGAATAAAACTCAATAAAATCAGGGCCTACATCGGTAATTTTAAATGATTTTCTAGAAATAGGAGAAAACCCCCCTGAAATCTTTAGGGTATCTCCAGTCTGAACTCCGGAAGCGCTATAGATAGATATTTGAGATGCAAACGATAGACCCAACACAACAGAATTTTCGGTAACAGCACTAGAATTTGCAATAGTAAAACTATTTGTATCAAATGACAAAATTTGAAAAACGCCTTGATTTAATGTACTAAAAATTGACCCAATCCTGACGTAATCGCCTACTACAACTCCACCGGCAACCAAATCAAATAGGGTGCCACCGATGGCCGTAAAAATGGCCGTAGGCCCGTTTACAGACACGCTAACCTCAGTCGTAGCATCGCTACCAATCGCCCTAGGAGTACGAAAATTAGGGGATGTCCCGGCCACGCGGGCTATCTTGTAAGTATTTGAACTTAAAGGTTTTAAGGTTAAATCATACTGAGTTGTTAAATCGTGAGATAAAGATGTTTCATTATTAAAAATTAATTTAGTTTCCCCTGGCGCCAAAGACAGCTCGTCACTAGTGGCCCCACCTGTAATCATTCCATTAAGATCACGAGTTCTCCTAAAAGTTTGAAGCTTTGGGGCATTAATTGTCAATGGATCTGAATAACTATTTAAAAAGATTAACAAATTTAGTCTGCTCATCATTATCGTCCTTTAGGGTATAGATCTATATTAAGATTATATCACATGCTCCAAAAGAACCCCCCCTTTTTGCCACTTCCGCCCTGATATTCGCCACTGCCCACTCTACGGCTTATTTCTTCCATCATTTGCTCGTCGGGCCTGTGGGATACGCTTCGAGGCCCCAACTCTTCCGTTAGAACGCTAAGCGGTCGCTGGGTACCCTTTACGGGGAATAGATTCTGAGCAGCATATCTAGCGGCATCACATATATCGCTAATACCCGGGTCGTCGTCTGGAGTAGTAGTAATATTGCCCATCCCATCTAAAATGAATCTATGTTTAGTGAGGGCGGCTACAACCTTTTTATTGTTAGGAGTATCTATAATCTGCAAAGATCTTTTACCTGCCGCGTTAATTATTTTACTACGCATTGCTTCGATGCCGCCCGGCACATCTTTTATAAATTTAGGAGATTTTAGTCCATTTTTGTTAAAAGACTTAATATTAGCTGGATATGCTTGATCGCAAAACCATTTTTGTACGTTATATCTTTCTTTAAACTTCAGAGCTATATCCAACATGTCCGAAAACTCAAGACCCGGAGAAGCAAAACAATCCAGAATCCATATATCTCCGTGTTCGAATTTAGCGAACACTAAAATTACGGCATCATGTGTAAACCCCCAGTCTACGCCGCAATAAATTGGGACATACAAACTTTTTAAGATAGCAAGCAAGCTTGCTTCGCTGATACGCGGTGGAACCTGTCCTAGGAGTAATTCATGAGCTTTTTGTAGACTAAGGACATTGCCTTTATCTACTATAGGATTAAGCCTAGGATAAACTAAACCTTCTGTTCCAGGCTTCCAGCACAACAATTGCGATTCTGCTATATCTGGGTCATTATCAATAAATTTTTGTAATACAGATACGATAGGCTTATAGAAACCGCCACAAGCCGTGGCAGATTTGTTGGATAATCTCATTTTACAGACTGGCAAAAGTTTGCATGAAATACATCCGCCATGAGCATTCGATATCAAATCGAACTTTACTTTTTCAGATTCTGGCAATAAGTTGAATTCTTCTTTGGATAGCTGCATCAGAGGTAGATTTTTGCCTACGTACCGGTCTTCTTTTGGCAAGTCCGGTTTATGCCTGTCTGGTGGGCATCGCTCGGTAACATCCAGTATGTTCCATCTTAGAATCTTATAATTTCGTTCAGGAGCTTGCTCGATCATTTTTGCCATGTTCCCGAATGCGAACTTTAATGTACTAAGAAAAACTTGAATTCCGTAAATACCCTTGGAATACCCAACGATATTAACTCCTTCTTTTAGGGCTGACTTGTCGGCCAAATCTAGTTCATCAAAAAAGATAACGTTGGCATGAAGAGCATTCATTCCTTTTTGAGAACATATTACTATTTTAATAAAAGGAGATTTTCCACTTGGAGTTCTAAACTTTAGTGTTCTTTTGTTTTGAGTTAAATTAATCCAACCAGCTATATCCATAAGTGGCTGAATCTTAGATAAAAAATCTTCAATATATTGAAGTCCGACGGATGACTGGTGCTCTATTGCTCCGGCATGCGCTATTTCTAGTTCAAAGTGTAGCAGCAAAAGCACTTCAAGTATAGCTACTGAAACCGTTTTCATTCCTTCGCGACAGGATAGCAATACGTATCCTGGATTGCGATCTCCACTATTACTACGAAAGGTATTATATATTTGAAATATAGCATCTAGGGGAGAACTGCTACTTTCTGGATCAGTAATTTCTAGAGGAAGCTCAAGTCCTAAAAATAAGCGAACCCAATCACTTATGCCCTGAGGAGAAGTAATTGGAGCAAATAATAGCTCAGAAAATTGCTGTTTTTCCGTGTCACTCAATAAATGAAAATTCATAACTTTATGGGCGCTCGTTTGCCTCGTTTACATATTTGTCGGGAGTAGAAACGGCTCGTCCAAACTCTGCGTCAGCTCTAGCTTCTGTTCTTTCGAACTCAGCATCTCTAGGATGACAAACTATTCCCCCCATAGTACCAAGCACACTAGCTATGCTAACGGCATTAACAACAGCTTCTTCAACCGCTTTAGCTGCGTCTAATAGCCCCAACTCTTCGGCTTTTCCGAATACTTGATTTTCTATATCGTACACTATGTTTTGATCATTAGTTAACTTAGTTAAAATTTCAGATATTTCCTCTGAAATATAACCTGCATTATCTAATAGTCTATTTGGAAGAGCAATCAGTGAAGGGATCAAGACCTCTCTTGCGGGATCACCCTCTGGAAGCTCTTCTGCTAGCTTGATAGCCATATCAAGAGCTATTCTTCCACCGCCAGGTAATGCGCCGTTAGTGATAGCGGATCGCAACGCACAAATAGCGTCTTCGCTTCTATCGTGAATTTCTCTTAGCTCACCATTGCTTCCACCGTAAATAGTTAATTTTGCGATACCATTAGTAATTTTTCCAAGCCGTTCTATTAAGAACATCTTGTCGGCTTGACCCTCTGGTTGTTGCAATAAAGTTCTTAGCTCGTCAGCCCTGAACTCTACGTTAGTAGGGTCAGGATCGCCGACAACAGTAGACCTAAATCTATAACACTCAAACATTTCCATTCCAGCGCCTAGGTCTTGAGGTGTAGCCGTAGATATCTGATCCCTTAGACCAAAAACCTTTGCTCCGGTAAAAGCAGCCAAGTCATGCAAAAAATGAAGCTGGCTATTCATAAACGGAGCCAATGGCGCTACTACTGGTAAGACGTTGAGAGTATTGGGATTAGCAAAATTGAAAGCTAGTTGCGTAAGAACATTTTCACTATAACCATAAGAAAATATTACTAAATTTTTGTAATCACTATTTCCTTCTTCTACGTATTTTTTACCTAGAGCGTCTAGTAGTGGCAAAAAGGTAACTAAATCATTTATTTGACCATCAAATAATAAAAACAGCGGCTTTTCAAGAAAGCACCTTTGATTACCCTGATCATTAATAAAAGCAGTGTGAAGTCTACCGATAGACTCTTCTAGCCCTATTGGTATAGGAAATCCGTCGATTTTTTCTACCTTGTATCCATGTGGACCGCTTAGCTCGCGAATAGTGATATGTGAGCTATCCCCAAAACCTATTTGTTCAAAGCATTCCATTACAGAATCAGCTAGTTCTTCGTCTCCGTTGGCACTAACCTTTGCCACCATTTTTAGAAAATGCTTATTATCTTCAGTAATAGCAATACTTCTTGATCTTATAAAAGGAACTAACAGGTCATGTGCCACCTTCGTAATCTTACGAGCAGCTTTTTGTGGGCTATACTTTGGATTTTTTTCGCAAAACTCAAATAAATTTTGAATAATAGCATAGCTAAGAACTGTAGCCGTTGTAGTACCATCGCCAGCCTCGGTAGCAGTTTTAATTGCAGCATCACGGGCTTGTTCTATTATCAAGTGTTCGTATGGGTCTATAGAGCCCAAGCTTTTAAATACAGTAACTCCATCTTTAGTGTTTTTGTTGGGAATCCCAGGATAGTCGCTTTCAAGCAAGCAGTTTTTACCGCCGGGCCCTAGGGTGGACCCTACAATTTCAGATACCTTACGCATAGTGTTTAACACCATATGCTTTAGTTTCAATGGATCTGTCATGTAAATTTTGGGGGCGTCTTTTGCTTTTCTGTGTGCCATGAAATACCTTTCAAAAATAAAAAAGTGATCTACGAAATATATATCATGAGTTGACAAATATGACGGGGCATGATCTAATGTATTTAGGTCCATATTTTTAGAGGATATAACTACTTGAAGCTTAAAATAGTAACTCCAATAAAAGCAATAATAGAGCAAGCTACTTCTGAGGAAATGGTTAAACTAGAAGCTTTACTTAAATACACAAACACGTCCGCTCAATATATGCTACAAAAACATTATAAGAATCATTGGTTTAAACAGAAAAACTTTGAAGGGTGGAAACTTAGGCTAGAAGAGTTAAAAGAAAACGTTACGCATGTATTAGTTTTTGAGGAAAACGGGCAACAATATGTGCGCCCAGGATCTATTCCGTATTTATCTAAACATATGATTTTACAAATCGAGAACATTATACAATACCCATCACCTAAATCTAGGCCATGGGATAAACCATTACCATTTCAGTTATATCCATATCAAACATTAAGCGCACAAAAATTGATAGACATTAAACACGGGAACATTGAATTAGCGACGGGCACTGGAAAAAGTGCAATAATATTAAAGGTTTGTAGAGACACCGGATTCCGTACTGCAGTTGTGGTACCCTCTAAGTCTATATTTAATGAACTGTTAGAAAAATTTCAAAGACACTTAGGAAAAGGAGCAGTCGGGACCTTTGGGGCCGGCAAGAAAAAAATAGGAAAACAAATAACTATCTGTATAGGCGACAGTTTGGTGAACGTGGTTCCCGGAACAGAAGAGTGGGATTTTTTTAGCAAACTAGACATGTTAGTAGTAGACGAATCCCATCAATGGGGAGCCCAGACATTAGAGCAAGTGTGTCATGGGGTCCTAGGATTAGTTCCATATAGACTATTCTTTAGCGGGACACAGATTAGAGGCGATGGCGCCCAAAAATTACTAGAAAGCATAATAGGCCCAACCGTGCATTATTTAGGCACAAAAGAAGCCGTAGAAAACGGCTATATTTGTCCGCATGAGTTTAGAATAATAGAGTTAGAATCTAGTAATCCAAATTTTTGCGCAAACGACCCCTTAGAAGCTAAACGTATTCATTTTTTAAGAAACCGCAATATCGCAAGCTTTATAGCCAAATTAGCAAATATAGAGGCAAGTAAATCTAAAAGACAAACCCTTGTTTTAGTTGAAGAATTAGATCAAATAGCCACACTATTGCCGTTAATTAAAGTTCCTGTCGCTATCGCCCATAGTGAGTCCAAATCAGAACGGTTGGCCGAACTCGGATTTGACAAAGTTGATATAACAGAAAGCGTAGAAAAATTCAATAAATCCGAAGCTATGGTTCTTATTGGAACCAGCTGTATCGCCACCGGTACCAACATATTTGCCAACTCCAATACCTGTAATTGGGTAGGAGGATCTTCTCTAGTGAGGACGTTACAGGGAGCCGTAGGCCGTAGTGTGCGATTACATGAACATAACCCATGGAAAGATAAATGTACCCCCAAAGAGCGATGTATTATCTTTGATTTCGATGTATACGATAATGAAATAATGCGCAACCATTTAGAACAAAGATTAGAATATTATGCCTTATCAAATTCTGTAATAAAAAGAATACGCCTGCCAAGGTAACTACATGTGATATATATTCAAGGTAAAGACTTATTTTAATATATATTTTACGTAGGCGTACATGGGATTTCCGAAATCACAAAATATACCAGATAAATTTGACAACAGTTTTTATTGGCTAGCATCAGAGATAACCCGCGTATTGGCTAGCAATAAAGATGACACAACGCAGAAACAACAAGTAGAAGAATTACTGGATGCTGAACGTAAATTTCGAGATACTATTTTAAAATATAAACAAGCCAATGAAATATATAAGAAATTTTTACAAAAAATATGTTTGCAAAACAAAAATATATTGAGCGCCAGACCTTATTTTAGAGAGACATCTGTAGTTTTTCGAAAAAGTATTACTCCGGCAATTAAAGACCAAAACCTAGACGCACTCAAAAAATTTAATTTAAATTATCAATTTATTAAATTTATACGTCAGTCCTGGCTAGGCCCATTTCCCAAACGAGCAGACAGTTTATATAAACGTGTAGAATTGGCTAGAACTAAACTAATTGAAAACAATCTACCTTTAGTCGTTAATAGAGCAAAATTATTTTTTAGAAAAACGCCTAAAAGCCACCTAACACTATTGGATATGATTGGCATTTGCGCGCTAGGGTTAGCTTCTGGTGTAGATAAATGGGTTGGCGAGTACTCTCCCGTATGGAGATCGGTGGCTATTGGACGAATGGTGGGAAATCTAATTGATTCATATAGCGAAACCGCCTTGCACTTTTTCCCTAAAGACCGAAGAGTTCTCTACAAAGCCCATTCTATTCGCGGCAGACAGGGTATAGATGATATTATAGACCTAGCAGAAGCTATTAACGAAAGCTTTAAAGAGGATGCCAAGCAGGGTAAAAATGTGCCCAAGGAAAAAGTGACATCGAGTGAGCTTAGTGAGTTAATGAGCGCTTCTAGTACTATTAGCGCGGACTCTACTGTAAACGAAGAAGGATGCGGGATATATAGCTATATAGCCGATGAGTCCCAGGATACAGAAAAGCTAATTATAGAGAGAGATTCTTATAAAAAGGTCTTAGGCGTAATAGGCGAATTGCCGACAGTATACCGAAAAATTTTAAAACTTAAAGGAGTTAAGCTATGAAAAAGAAAGATTTAATGCTGGCCCCAGATGAATTGTTTTCGGTTAACGATAGATTAATATTAGAGTCATACCAAAAAGATAGGTCACTAAAATCTACAGAGCGCAATGGGTTTGCCATGATTAGCCAAAAAGTTTCGCTAGTAGGATTAAAAATTTTAATAGATTGTTTTACAGAAAAATATGGACTTATAAAGAAAAATAGGGTAGCCTATATTAAAGAAGATTTGCTATTTACACAAGAATGGGCAAAAAAGACACTCGAAAGCCCAGCCTTGGATAGACCGTTTGTGATAGTAGATCTTAATTTTGTTGAATTTATAGGGCCTACACAAGATGAAAGTATTGACACTGGGTGATCCTCACTGTAAGGTTACGAATCTACATGAAAGCAACAAACTTCTGAATTTTGCTTTTCAATTAGCAATATCTAAGAATATAGATAGAATAGTTATTTTAGGCGATTTATTCAACAATCACGCTATCTTACGAGTTGAAGTATTAGATTTTTGGAATAGTTGGCTTGAACTTTTAAGCGATAGATTTCAAACTGTTGTTTTAACCGGCAATCAT